TTCTATCTTTTGCTGCATTTGCAGCTGCTTGTCTAGCATTCTCAGCTCTAACAGCTTTCTTTTGTGCTTCAGTAGCTGGCTTTCTACCTGAAGATGGAACTGATGATTGCTTTCCTTTAGCAAATTTAACAAGAGAAGGTATTAAAACTAGAATTGCTTCTACAATTAATCTTGATGAAGCTGGTCCTACACTATCTGGAGTTATTTCTTCAACTTTTTCTTGAGCTGCATGTAAGATTTCTCCAAATTTTGTAAGAGCCTTAGCAGTAACAGTATCTGCTCTATTTGGAAGTACTATCTTCATAACTTCTTCATGTAATTGATTAGTCATTGTACCTGAAGTTATTCCAAGAAAGGCATCACTATCTTGAAAATTACCTTCAATAATTGACTCTATAGAATTTTTTCCATACTTCCATTCTGATACAGGACCATTTGCTTCTTCCCAAGATTTTTTCCATTCTTCTAAAGTTGGTCCAGAAGTTTCTTTGTTTATGGGTGAACCTGCTACTAGTATATTTTTTAAAGCCAGCTTAGTATTAGTTTTAAACATTTGAAGTAACTTAGCTTCTCCAGCAAGAATTGCTGCAGTTGGATTATTAGAAAATAAAATAGTAAACTCTTCTCTAGTTAATTTTTTTAACTCATCAACTGTAGTTGCTAAAGTATCATCAATAGCTTCTACATACAAAGGACCTAGGTAACCTTGATTAATTAAATCTGTAAATGTAGGATAGATTACTTGTAAATCTCCTACTGCACCTGTAGCACTAATTTCATTATTAGTACCAAAAGTAGTTTCAGCAGAATGTATAGGCTTTAAAGCAGCTATAATATGTTTTGAATATATTCCTTCTTTTTGTAAAGTTTCTAGTTCAACTCTAAATACATTTTTACCTTTTGTATTAACTATTTGTTTAAGATTATTCCAGTTTTCTAACATAACTTCTGAAGTAGCTAATCGTTCTTCAGCTAGATTAGCATTTTTAATCCAACCTTTACTTTCTTTATCTGATGTATTGTAAAGTTTTTGTAAATATTCAACTGAAATTTTAGTTTCTTTAATAGAATTTTCTTTTACTAAGTCTAGATTAAGTTTTGTATCTAAAGTATTATCTAAAAATTTTTCTTCTTTAGAATTAAGAGTTGTATTATTTTGTTTTAAAAGTTCAACATTTTGAATTTTAATGTCTTCTTTTATTTTATCATAATTAGTTATTAGAGAGTTTATATAATTTTTATTTGCTTTATATTCAATTGGACTTTTACTAATATTATAACCAAAACCCAATAGTGCTTTTATAGAGTCTGCTACAAATCCACCTATATTAGCTGCATCTCCTGCTAGATTCTCTGTAACAAATCCTGCCATATCTAAAGTATTTTTTGCTGTGTCTAGTAATGTTCCTGGAGTTTTTTTAATTGCTGTATTTAATTTTTTAAGAAGGTCTACTCCTTCTGAATCAGGATTAAGTGTTATTAATTTTTCAATTTTATTAACTACCTCTGTTGTAACTTCTATTTTTCTAGCTTCTTCAGGAATAGCTTCATTTACTAATATAGTATCAATATTAGTACTTACATCTTCTACAGTTTTATTTATAATTGCTTCATTAGTTTTTAAGTTTTCTTTATCTAAAGCTTCTATTGCAGCTATCTGTTCTACTTCTTCAATAGGATTGAGTGGATTAGTAAGGTTTTTAATACTTGATTGATACCTCTTTTTTAAATCAGAAGAAATATATCCTCCCGTAGCATAAAGTTCAAGAGCATTCTTTTTATCTTGTTTATCTAAACTAGGGTCATCAATAATATTATTTACAATAAGTTTATTTTGTTCACTTTGATCTTTTTCATACGTCTTGACTGCTAAATCTCGTAAGTCTGAAAATCCTTTTGTTACTAAATCAGAGTTAGTTTTAAGATATGCTTCTTCAGGATTTTCTCCACCAATAGCTGCAGATGTATAGAAGGCTTCATTAGAAGCATCTTCTTTATCCCATAAGACCTTTGGTACAGTTATTTCAGGTAGGTCTAAGTCAAGCTCTTTAAAAATAATTGCCATATATATCCTAGGTAATTGCAGTTAATGGTGTTCTAGCATAAAGACCATTGTCTCCACCAGAAATTGTTTTAAAAATATTCATTCCAGCAGTAGTAATATTAGAAGCACCTGATGCAAATCCTTCAGCAGTAGCCTGATTTGATTTAGCATCTCCATAGATTTGATTTTGTTGACTTAAAGAGGCAGAAAAATCTCTTTGTACATTTAAGTCTCCAATAACTGAAGCATAGTCTGTACTTAGTGCTCCTTGAGTTCCAGTATAACTAGAAGTACCTGCTTGACCAAAACCACCCTGAGCCATAGTATTACGACCTTGCAATATATACATTTCTTGTTGTTTAGCAATAGCAACTTTACGGGCATTTACTTCTGACTTTCTTTGATTAACTACATTAGTTTCTCTTTGAGCATCTGCTGCAACCTTTGCATAATTAGCTGATGAGGTGGCATATTTATTTTGTGCTGCCATACCTCCTCCTTGTAATATAAGACTTGCTGAAGTTAATGGGTTAGCTTTAAGATAATTAAATGCACTACCTGCTAGTTTAGCTGCAAAACCAGTTCCTCCTAAAAAGCCTGAACTAGTCCCTGTCCAAAAAGCTGTACTTCCTACTGTAGGGGCAGCTGTTGCAAAACTACTCATTAAGGCAGTACCACCATAATAAGCAGCAGCTGCAACTATTGCAACTTTAGCTATTTTTTTTACTGTACTTCCCATACTATAACTCCTTTTTTGTTAAAATTTGTTCTATACCATCCGTTGTTGTTATCATATGTCCTGTTGGTTCTAAGCCAAACATATGATTAAATTTTACAGCTTTTGGATTATCACATAATCCATAAAATTCTTTAATACCCGCTTTTTTAATTTCAGGAATAATTACATTATCCCAGATTTGTCTGTATCTTTTATAAGTAGATACCTTCCAGTCTTCCATTTCCATATGCATGAAGTAGATATTAAGATCCTCATCATAAGACATACCAACAAAAGTTTTAGATTTTTCTTTATATAAATACTCCATCTAAGCTTTAGTTAAAGCTACTGCTTGTACAGACCAACCTAAAAGTTTCATATCTTTACCTTCTTCTGATTGGATTTTTAAACTTAAAGTTTTTCCAGAGCCTCTTAATTTATTTTTAGTAACAACAACAGCTTCACCAGTATCAAATTTATCAGCTGCACCTGTTGGAATATACATACGAAGTAGTCTATAAGCTTGAAACTCAAGTCCCCATTTACCACTATTAACAGAATCTGCCCAATTCCATTGTGCTTGAACTCGACAAGAAGATTGATTATTTAAAGTAAAGTGAGCTCCTGTTCCTGAACCAGCTGCTGTAAAACCATCTTCTGTTTTTTTAAGATAGAAAAATATATAAGGAACTTGTTTTCTTTTTGTTGAGTCTTTAAATAACTCATATCCTGTAACTAAATAACTTGAGTAGTCAACTCCTGTAGAATCAGCTGTAACCCAATCTTTAAATGCAGTATTTTTATATAATGAAACTGTAAACTGTGTACCTTTAAAAGTTAAGAATCTAAATCCTGATACTCTGTTTGTTTGTATATTTTCTGTAACAACAACGGATGTACCTGCAGTATTAATAACTGAGTCTCCACTAGTTACTTCTACACCAGTAACTGAAGAAGAAACTGCGTAACCAGGAATTTCTATATAATCTGCTACTGTAGGAGAACCTGATGCTAATGAAGATATATGCTGTGGATACCAAGCCTTTAAAGATAAATCAAGTATTAACTCTTTATTATATCCTGTAATATAATTAGTTGCACTGTAACTATCAGTATCATTATAAAGCCATCTTATTCTATTTTCTTTTTCATCATAAAAACCTTTACAATTATTTTTTCCTAAATCTGGAATATCAATAAAGAAACTTTGTATAGAACCTAAAGAAATAGATTGGGCTTTAAATCGTCCTGATACAGAATCTGGAGAAAGCTCATATACACCAGCTTTTGACCAGTAAATATAATTACCATTAACATTAACAATAGAATTACCATTTGAAATTCCATTAGTAGATATTTTATTTAATTGGAAAGAGTTAGCATTAAACCCTCCAGTATCTCCATAGATCTCCCACACGCCATTTTCTGCAAAAACTAATAGGGACTGTTGCGATGAAGCTATTTTAACAATCTGAGTAATCTCTGGGATTTGTATAGACCCACCATCACTAGCTACTAAAGCATTAATACCAGGAGCAGTAGGATCAGCCTCCTGATGACATTTTCCTAGTTGATCATCTGTTGATACAACTTGAGTAAAGAAGACATAACCTGAGTAATTAGGAGACTTAGAATCTCCACCAGTAACATTAGATGCAACTCCTGAGTAGAACACACGTTGTGCATAAGAAGCAGCCGTTGTAATATTACCTTGTTCTAAATCATTTGGTAATGCTAAAGAGGTTAATGTACTTCTTTGAGACCCTCTTGTAAAAGCATCTATTATATTACTACCTCTACTAACAAAATATTGAGATGTAGAGTTTTTAACTAGTGTATCTGGGTCATATTTTTCATAATCTGCAGACCCAGGATTACTTAGTTTACCAAAAGTCCATCCATCACCATTACTTGGATATAATCCTAATTCAGTAAATGTATAATCAATAGCATCAACAGCTGGAGTAACAGCTGTAACAATTGAAGCATTCCAACCTTGATTTCTTAAATTATATTTATGAGCATTTGATAAAGTAGTAGGTCTTTCAGAAATAGTTAATCCATCATCTACTCCCCAAATATCTCTTACAAAAATATCTATAGTTGTTTGAGTAACTGCCTCAGAAGATTTATCATAAGATAATAAAATAGGCTGTTCAAGTTGTTTACCAACAATAATTAATTTATTATTAATAATAGTTGTTTCTAATTTACCATTAGTAACTCCAGATAAACTTATATAATTACCACTATTTAAGAAATTATCACTTGGATTAGCTGATAATAAATTAATAAACCAAAGCTTTTCATTTGACCTTACTACACCTATAGTTACATCTGCAGACCCTGCTGGAGAATCCCATCTAAATAAGTCTTGTCTTCCAGAAGCTAATTGACTAAGTGATTGCCCTGTAGATTTTAAAGCATACAAGTTTTCATAGTCTATACCAAGTCTTCGTGAACGAGAGCCATCTCTATTTAGAACAAAGTTTTGTTCATCAATAGAAGCGTTCTCAGGAAAAGTAAGAGGACTAGCCTCTGTAATTAATCCTTTAACAAAGGTATTATATGGTTTTTCAAGCGCTGTTGCCATTTAGATTTCTGCTAACTTTTTTTCTTGCTTAGCATAATACTTTTCTTTAGCTGTTATCTCTTCTTTTTTATCTTTATAATTTGCTAAATAAGTTAAAACTGCAGTATCTACTAGATTTAAAGAAGTATACATACCTGATAGTTCTTGAGGTAATTCCCCTCCACCAGACCATTGTAATACATAGTGAGCTGTGCCAGGATGTATACGAGCTTCAAGTTCTTTAGCTCCTTTAGTTTTATAACTTCTTATTATATTTTTATCCATAATTTTTTGATTTACCTTTAGTTTTTTTAGCTATCTTTTTTTTCTTTTTTACTACTGGTGATTTATATTTCATTTTCTTTTTTTTCCCATATTGTTGAGCATTTATAAATGCAGCTGTATTACCAGTGTTTGCCATACTATCTCCTAGTAATTAGGTTTTTTATAACTAGTTTTATGCCTACCATAATCTGGATAAGTAATACCAGACTTTAATCTCCAAGCATCTTGACTCATTCTTTTTCTTTGTGAAGTAGCTGTTTGCTCTGCTTTAGGATTAGCCATTTGTTTAAGAACTACAAAAGCAGCAGATTTAGCTTCTGCTAATAAGTATGTAAACATTTGAACTGGTATATCTGGAGTAAAAGAATCTTCCATTGTAAAAGCTATAGATCTTTTTCCCCAACATTGTGTCTGACTATTTTGTAAATTATTTTCTAGAGTAGCTAAATAGGAATCAAACACTAAAGACTCATCATCAAAAGAAGTAAAATACTGTGGATGTTTATCATTAAATATATTTAAACTAACTCCGGTACTTGTTCCATATCTAGTTGAATCAACTACAACTTTAATATTTGTTGCAGTACTATCTCTAGTATCTAAAATTTCCATAAACTCTTCTGGAGTTTTATACATAATTTTTTTATATAAATTTTTAGCTGTACTTGTTAGTCTACTGTTATATTTAATCCATTTTAAATCTATTACTGTATCAGGTAGATTCATATGAGTAGGTCTATCTAATGTTCCACTTGTAAACATTCTAAACATTTCATATAAGAAAGGGTAGTCTGTTCCATCAATAATATTATAATATGAAGATTTAATAATATTAGCTACTTGTAAAGACTCCGGTGTAGTAACAATAGAATTTACCTCATCTGAATCCATGTCAGATAGGATGTCTTGGGTCATTTCAAGTAGTGTCATTTTAGCCATAATTTATCCTATGTAGCAGTTAATGTTAAACCAACTTTATGAAAATTCATAGTTCCTGCACCATCTGTATTAAATGCATAGATTTCAAAATAATCATTAGTTGCTGCTGATACAATAGTTGAACCTGTAGCAACATGAATTTCTCCTGAAGTAGTACTTATAAACTGTTCAGAGCCTGCTATGACAGTTCCATTTTTATGTACTGCTACTGTTAAATCTTTATTAGAACCTGCTGATTGTCCTAAAGACACATCATAGTCAAGTTTAACAACTGTAGTTAGTGCACCTGTATATGTTAATCTAGCTGAGGTTGCTTCTGTTACTAAACTACCTAGTCCACTAGCTATAGTTGTAGGAGCTACCTTTTGTGTAGCAGCACCATATGCTAAAGCATAAGGAGTAGATATGTTATAGAACCAGAATTTTCCTTTTGGTAAAGCCATAGTACTTGTAGTCAATGTTGACCAAGCTCCTGATGCTGAACCATTCGCTACATAAACTTTATTGGCAGCAGCCGCAGCCACACCCTTGGGCTCATGTAAGTCAGTGCCAGTAATAGTTTTATGTTGAATTGTCATTTTGTTTCCTGTATTAAATTAGGGGTAAGCCCCGAAAGGCTCACCGAGGTATTACTTATTACACATTTCCATTATAGACATATGTAACTCTTAACTTAGCTGAACCAGCTGTAAATGCACCGGTTTGAGCTGCTACTGTTACTGAAGCTGCTGTTGTACCTACTGTTTTACCAATAAATACTCCTGCGCCTGTAATAACAGCACCTTTAGTTAATATCAATGCATTAGTACCCTGAGCTTCATCTACTAATCCGTTAGGATCTGTAGTTGCTCCTACTATACCTGCTTGCATTGTTGGTGTACTTGTTCCAGCCCAAGCTGTAGTAATATAAATTACTGCAGACTTAACCATGGCATTTGCAGGTAGTTTAAATGTCAGTGCAGTAGTTCCTGCAACCGGCAAATTACTATATGAAAAATCCCATTCCGCTGTTTTAAGTAAACCTTCTTTTGAACTTTCTTGACCACCAAATTGCCCATCTGTAGTACGAGGACCATAATGGCTAGCCACATTTCTTTTAGCTCCGACTTCGAATCCCATTATATTCTCCTAGTATGCAGCATGATCAGTAATGATCACACCTAAAGTGTCAAGACGTTGTGCACCAAAGCCATAACGAGTAGTAACTTGATATTTATCAGCTCTTTCCTCATTATCTCTCCAACCTTCTGTCTGCGGAGCACGTCTCCATGCATGCATCAGTGGTTTAGAAGAGTCATCAGCAACACACATAAACACGTTAGCTTTATTACCAACTTCTGAAATATCATCAGCTAAACCATAAGCAGCAGCATTAATATCTTCTGTTACAGTAACTGAGTGTAGGAAGTTAGATGTATAAACATCAAAACCCATAATATTTCTAACAAATTTATGATCTCTTGCAAAACCTTCATTTAGAATACCCTGGAATTGCGGAGTATTATCAACGACTGTTTGTAAAGAGATTAATCCGTTTAAAGTAGCCTCAACAATAGGATCAACAATTGCAATCCTACCACCTGCAGGAACATTAGCTTTATCAAAAGATAACTTCATTGCTACAAAGTCAGATAAAGTAATTTTCCTAGAAGTACCTAACGCACCACCACCAACCCAACGATGTGGGCGACCATTAACTAAGTTAACAGCTCCTGCGGTTTGTGCAGCATTTGCTACATTTAAAAATTTAGTCTCATGGTTTTCACCAAGAGCACGAGTAGATTCCATAGCTCGCATTGACATTAAAGTATCAATTTGAGAACCATCTTCACGTAGGTCATCTGTAACTTTCCATGCATCACCAACGTAGTCAGTAATAGATAGAGTTA